GGTTCCGTCTGGACTTCCATAGATACCTCGCCCCATAGATTCAGGGCGGCTCTGGAATACTCCAGCGGAAGTTTCAAGGGCAATCTGCGAAGGTTCCCCGATCGTATCAATGACGACGGCATCAGTCCCAGAAGCCTTTGTCGCATAGGCAAATCCCTCGTCCACAGGGAGGAGCATAACCCAATCTAATCGGAGCGTATCCGTGGAAGCACCACTGACCTGATACGAACACATCCGCAACTGCAACGTCCCAATGGTTGAGCCGTCTGGGAGCCGTGAAGGAGGAACAACTAGGTTCCCACCCTCCTTCACATGGAACGCTGTTTGGGATGCTGGGAGGTCATTGTAGTGAGCGGCAACCGTTGGGTCGTTGGTAATCCCCCCGTAAGTGTGACTCAAGCGTGTTCCCCATCTCGCACCATTAGGGTTGCCCCATCGTTCTAGGATGAGATATGTGCCAAGGGGAGGCGATGCTATGTCCAAAGTTCCAACGGCTGGGTTGGCGGCGTTCGGAGCCGCAACGGGAACTGTCGAAGTTGAAGAAGTAGACCAAGGAGCACTGTTGATAGTATGCGCCATCACTGTTGATGTACCAGTGGCAACGAAAGTCTGCAACTGCATGGAGATTAGACCGCTTTGCACATCTAGGCGTTCCGTATGGTCAGTGGCATAGCCTGCTCCAGTCGTGCTAGTAGCCGATTGCGTAAATGCAAATACTATGTCTCCAGCCTGTGATGTGGTATCTGTCACCGTAACGCTCGTTGACCCACCCGTAGACCTAGCATTCTTTCCCTCATAGTAATACGGTGCGCCCGTATTCCGTTGTCTACCAGTATCATCAATCCCCTGAAGTATCAAAGTTCCCATGACGAGATAGTCGATGGTTCCCGTGTAACTGGCGACGACGTTGGCAGTCTTTGCCGCAGGATTCTTAAAGTAGAACATCTGCATGATGCTCGGTGCAGTTTGCAGACCTGCCCCGTCGGTGTAGAGTGGAGACAAGGCATCACCGTCGAATGTAACTCCACTCACCCACGGCGTACTCGCTCCACTGTCATTTCCTGCACAGGCAACGACCATATAGGTATCAGTACCACTAACCGTTATTGAGTCGGTTATGCTATTCGCACCTGAGGCAGTCGCACTATGGGCAGATACGAACGCTGGCCCTCCAACACCCACATATCCAAATGCCCCACCTGACGCATCACCAGTGGCCGATGAGGTGAAGCCTGAGAAGTCCTCTCCCTCATGAAACAGACTGGCATTGGTCATTCGTGAGCCGTGTCGCGCTCCTGCCCAGAACTTGGTATGGGCTTGGGCCTCCAATGCGGTCACTTTCAGTTTGGCAAATTGGTCACCCGGAATGTCGTACAGGTCGATGTAGTTGACATGGGCCTGTCCGTCATCGTCAAAATGATTCACGAGGGAATGACCTGATACAAATGTGGTCGGTACGGCGGCGGCTTGAACCGCCGTGATCCCATCAAAGTAGACCGTCCCTGTTGCCGAACTAGCAGTCGACTCTAATCGGCATCGTATGGTTGCCGCTGTTGTACTCCCCGGAACGGTGTTATTGTTGAGCGTCAGCTTCACCCAGTTTGATGCGTCTACAGAGGTGGATTCCACTTCAACGTCTGCCCCGTGCGTGTAGTCAACCATGAAGGCCACTTTGCAGTTACTGAGGGCATCAATCCGAACCCACGCTTGGAAGCTCCACACCTCTGCGGCATCGACATCGGCAAGAGTGACGTTGCGCTCAATGACCTGACCAGAACCACCCGAGTTGGTCATTACCAAAGCGAGGCTGGCATCTCCAAACTTTGCCGTCGTGGTAGATCTCGCCGTTGTACCAGTTGCGGTCTTACTCTCCGTCCAATCAGCCAATGCGGTTCCTGCGAACTCAAAACTTGGATTGGGGACGAAGTTCTGGATAGTCTCCGAATCACCCTCTCCCAATGGGTCACACGTTAGGGTGAGGGTGCATATCGCTACCCATGTAGAACCGCCAAGAACGACGGGTTGGATGGCAGTAGATGGAACAGCAAAGCTACCGTTCTGAACGACAAAATATACATCCTTCGCCGACCCCCCGGGGTTCCACTTCAATCGCCAACGATTGTTGACTCCGCTCGTTGTATAATCACGGCCCAATCTAATCGCGTTGTTTACATTGACAATGAATTGACTTACTGCTTGGATCGTGGCCCCTTCACAGCGGATCTGCGCGGTTATGGTTCGCCTCGTAAAACTATGGGTTGCGAGACGTTCTCTTGGGGCGAATACAGACCCTGCATAAACCTCATTGGCCCCGGGGTTTCCCAGATTAACGCCTTGTAAAAACGTCGACGATAGATCGTTCAGATTATGGGTTGTTGTCCCATCGGTGAGTTGAAATGTTACTGCCATTTATGAACCACCCTTTGTTTGTTCGTTATCGGCGGCATCGTCTCCAAGATGACTCTCAACGTGCGTTGCTAAATCTTTGCCGTCTATAAATACGTTGACGACAGGGGCGGCCATTACCGCGCCGGGTTGCGGCGCAACCGTTCCTCCCTCTCCTGTCAGTAGGTTTCCCTCTGCGTCGAAGTATTGTGTATTTGCCTTCTGCCTAGCCAATGCACGCGCACGCCCCTCAGGTGTCAACATCTCTGCCATAGCTCCGACCTGAGGGAGGGTTTTGTTGGTGCCACGGAATGCATCTTGAATCCATGCACTTATGCCCAGATTCTTTCGTTCTTCTCGGGCGGCGGTGATAGCCTCCAACGGATCCTCTGGCATAGTAGCTTTCACAGCATCCACAATGTTATCTCCAGCAAAGAGAACTGCATCCTTGAGATCACGAATGTTGTCTTTGATGGTCAATCCTAGCTCGCGGTTTCCACTGAGAATATCTAATCCAAGATCACCGAGTCCCTTTGTTACTAATACATCCATCATCCGGGCTTGTTCATTTACGAGGGCTAATGCCGCTATCCCTTCTTCCCCATCAAGCTCTTTCAGAACATCAGCGGCAGTCTTCCTCACTGGCGCAATGGTGTCCTCATCGAACTCAAACTCATCGAACAGACTCTCTGCTTCTTTCTTCGTAGTCGTGATGAGTGCTTTTACAGCGTCTAGTTTCTCTATAGCACCCTCTTTGAACTTATTAAGTTTCTCTCCTGCCGTATCAAATGCAGATCCGATATCAATTACTAGTGGAGGGATCCTCGGGATTTTCGTGTCAAATAATCCTGCGACTAGATTGATGCCATCAATCACCGCATTGATTTTCTCTCTGATGTTGTTGAAGGCATCGACTACAAACTGAGCGACGTCCTCCATGATCGACCTGACTCCATCTCCAAAAAACTTCCATGCCGCAAACCCGGCCACAAGCGCGACACCTAAGACAGCCAAGCCTACAGTGATGGGGAAGAATGCAGTTGCATGGAAAGCTATCATCGCCACCTTCGCCGCTATCACAGCCGTCTTTAGGGCAACGAATCCGTTAACCACAAGAGGCAGGATTAAAAGCACCGCCGCTAGACCAGCCGTTAGTACGCCTGCGACAACGGCGGCTGTTCTGACCTGTGGAGATAATTCCGTAAACACACCTACGGCTTTTCTAACACCCGTGATGAGTACGTTTATCATTGGTATAAGATCTTCACCCATTTTGGCGGCCATGTTAGTAAGTTCTGCTCTCAATATCTTTGTTTGGTTCGCAAAAGATTCCTGAGTATTGGCAAAGTCACCAGCAAACATTTCTGTCTGTTGCATGAGGAGGCCCACACGGAGTAACCGTTTTTCTTGTTCTGTCATTTCCGTGACCGCTGTACTGATCCCTTGGGCCAAGGCATATTGCTGGAGGGATGCTTGCGTTACGTCACCACCAAAACGCCTGATAGCCTCTGCCTCACCACGCATGGCCTGTTGAATGGCTGACATGGCATCCTTTACGTCGGTATTCATTACGGAGGCCATATCGGCGGCACGTACCGCTAGCTCGTTGGTCATATCAGCCACTTCGTTCATCGGAAGGCCAACGTCTTTCAATAAAGCACCCGTGACGGTCGCTAACTGGTTGAAATCAGCGGTAGCCATACCAACTGCCGTTGCTGAGTTCTCACCGAACTTCAGAATAGTATCGGCACCTTCTCCGAAAATAACGTTGACAGCATTGATTGATTCGCCTAAATCGGAGGCGGCCTTAACACCGATAACCGCCATGCCTGTTAGCCCAGCACCAATAGCCAATAACGGGCCACGCATCTTACGTAATTTATCAGTTAGCGTGTCTGTACTTTTGCCAATCTTATCTAAAGCACGGGATGCGTTATCCCTTGCCTCTACAAGTATTTCAACCGTATTAGCCATTTACTACCGCCTCTGAGATTCCAGCTAATTCGCCTTCCATCTCCATACCAGTATCGTCATCATCAATACCGACATGCCCACCAGATCGCCGCGCTTCGATATCGTTTATGAGATTCGTAATATATATAACCTCCTTAACGAACCGCTCTGGGAGCAACTCCCATTCCTTCCATGTCCAAGGCTGTATTAACCCTGCCTTAATTAAACTAATCGCTTCGACTGCATCTCTGTATCGTCTAGGAGTTGGTTCACGTGATTCAGGGAACTCAAAGATTCGTCGGATAGCGATTTTCCCTCTTTGTCATCATCCTCTAAATAGAGCTCGCGCATTCTTGCTATAACGCGGTCTACATCTTTATTGCTACGCTCCCCAATAGATTCCGATGAGATCTCCGAATCCCATGACCACGCAGTAGAGCATCTGACGAGATATGCTTCCTCCTCCTCATTTCCCCACTTCCGTGGGCCAGAGGTGTCAGGAGATGACAGACCCGAAAGTTTATCTACCGATAGGCCGCGTTTCTCCAATTTATCCATTGTGTCAAATGCCAACTCCGACACTAGGTTGTCTATGTGCCGCTTATCAGCACGAGTGATATCGCTTTTAATTTCCCACCAATTACCCGATGGAAGATCGACGCGAATGTTATCCATTTTCCCTCCTATGAACTCATTTTGTATCTACCATAGTCCAGCGTTTCTGCTCAAAGATGATGAATACCATACATTGAGCAGAAAACGACGGGCTATGAGCATAGCAATCCCGTACTATCCCCAAGTTGGAACTGATCCCCCGGTCAATACACAGGGAGCCGAAGTGGTCAATGATCCATCCTGACCCCTTGATATTGAATAATCAGTAAAGAATGCTTCGACTGCCAGAGTCTGACCACTATGAGCGACGCTGGTCGTTCGGGCTACACTAGAACTTGGAACTGTCTTAAATACTACGTGAGCATCATTAGATCCATCGTTAAATGCCCCGGTGAACGTTGCGGAGTAGTCGGCCAGTAGGAGCAACCGATCCATTGCCGATTGACCCACGGACGTAACGTCCTGTACGCCTCTGGGCGTAGCCATATCCACAGATAAGATCGCCGTTGTTGAGATCGTCCTTGCACTACCACCACTGTCGTCAATGATAACTGTGAGTGCGCCTGATTCCTTTGCCATATTAGTAGCCTCCTCGCTTCTTTCGTTCTTCGTGCTGATAGACTTCTTCGTTTGCCTCGTAGAACCATCGGTCAGCTTCTTGCCGCGTTCGGCTTCCGTCGGGACGGGTCACCAATTTAATCGGAGCTTCCCCTGTTTGGATTTTATGTTGCCGAAAGCATTTCTGGCCCTGTTCAAACAGGAAAACCGTAAGACCTACTTCGTTTCGATGTTCCTTAAAATTACGATTGGCCTCCTTCCGAATATCTCGTGCTTGCCGTTGCCCCAGATCGGTCTTCTCATCAACCGTCGTCGTCCATCCCAAATTATAGTGAGGACAATCCGCTTCTATACAATCTGCGGCCCGAAGATGCTCTGCGGTTTGCATCAGATGTCGCTTCACGTTTGTTCGTGAATCAAGGGCTGATACTAAGCCAAGAGTATTTCTAGGCGTACGCAACATCGTCTGTTGCCTCTCCTCTTCGGAACCCTACGATAAACTTACAATTGCTGAGGGTTCCTGTGGTTGTGACTCTTACATAACGATTGACCGTACCAGCTACTGTCTTTCGCTCTATTGATGGTTCGGCTCCGTCACTTACAGCGGAAAACGTGATGAGATCAGAGAAGCTGGAATCGTTGGTGCTGTCCTCA